TGCTGCGCCATGTCGCTGTTGTGATCAGCAGTCACGCGCAGAAACTGGTAGAGATCTGTGTTTTGTCTGTCATCATGAGCAAACCCATTGTGGCTCAGGGTACGACGTGCATAGTTCTGGGCAAAAGGTGCTGTGTCATACTCGCTGCGTAGAATGTGCAGAGCTATGAGATATAAAAATGCCAGTTCGCTCATTTGTTTGGCATTGAAATCACTGGCGTGTTTAACATAGAATAGGCGATTCTCAGCCAGTTGAGTCAAGAATGGCAGACTCATGATTGTGGCTCCTTCTTCATGAAGTGCGGCCTATTGACCAGTTTGATCTTGCCGCTGGGTGTGTCTGCCACATAGCCTTCATGTCCTGGCAGGTCTCTGAGATCAGCACGTATGCTTTGACCAACCTGCTGGTCAACACTGCTGCGCAGCAGGTCCTTGAGTTGGCTCAGCTTCTCAGCAGTCATCCAGACTGCTCCATAGCCTCTGGGATTTTGATCTATCCATGTCATGAGATTCTGCCGCTTGCGATCAGTGAGACCACTGCCAGAGCTCTGTGCCCAGTCTATGAATCCGGTGGCTGCATCATGCAGTCCCTGTGTGCCTGTATAGGCTCTGGTGTTGACATACTTCTTCAGCAGATCAGGCACATTGGTCAGCTGACGACTGCTGAGTTCACTGGGATCTAGAAACCTATCAATGTCAGCAGCTGTGCTGTTGACAAAGTCTCGCAGTGCTGACACAGTGGCTTTGGGTAGGTTGATGCTCTGTAAATCTTGTATCTCTGGACCCATGACTACCAAACCTGCCACAGGCAACATGCCGCTGCTGGCCACGTGACCAATGGCACGAGGCTCCTCATCATCTCGGCTGAGAAATCTGCTGTGTACCACAATGCCCGCGCGACTGCGTGCAATCTGTTCACCCAATGTGCTGTCAACGGGTATGCGATAGGTGATTTTGTTGGGTTTGAACACATAATGTCCATCTACCACAGGCGGTTTCTTGGTCCATAGCACGTCGCCCTGCAGATAGCCCTGGAAAGTGGCTGGCAGGCTCTTTTGCAAAACATCATAGAGTCCTGCAATGCTGCGGCTATATTCTTGCCTACCAGGATCATCTGGCTTGCGCATGAACAGCATGCTGTCCAGATCTGCAGCACTGCGTGGCATGCCTTGTGGTTTTTTGCTGCGAAAACCTGTGTTGTCTGTCAGCGTGAAGCCATTGGCATCTCGGCCAAACACTATGGCAGGACTGCCGTCCCATTTGACAGTGACAGTCTGAGGTTCAGCAGCTGCATGCTGCATGGCCTTGAGTGCACGCTGAGCTCCGGCAGAACCTTGATCAAATACCAAATCCTCTGGATGGTCAATGCGAGCTTTGGTTTCGGTGATAAACCACAGTGAGGGCACGATGATGTCAGTGTGTCTCATGTTTGCTGACTTCCGGCCTGTACCCTGACTCTTGGTTTGGCTGCTGAAGATGCAGCTACTGGCTGAGCAGGTGCTGTGGCAGGGGGTATGGCAGCGGCAATACCATTACGCAGATCGGTGGCGAAGGCAGCAGCAGCAGCAGAAGTAGGTGTAGCAGGAGCTGCTGCAGTTTTGGTTGAGGTTGCTGGTGTTCTGGCAGGCCTAGCTGGTACACCTGCTATCATACGCAGATCTCGCAACAGCATCTGTTGTTGGTCCTGTCGTTTGATATTGCCTATGGCCAGAGTCAGCTGTTGTATTATGTCCGGATGGCCAGTGCCGGCTGCATCCTGTTCCTGTATCTTGTGCACAGCCAGATTGTTTAGAATCTTTTTGGCCTGATCGGCATTGAGCCTAGACACCAGACCCCTGATACCAGGCACCGTCTTCATTTGTTTTTGCTGCTCTTGATACAGCAGTTCCCTGGCCATAGCCAGTGCTGCTTCCTTGCCTTCTCGGCTGAGCTTGTCATTCAACAGCTGGTCTATGGCTGCATCACCGGTTTTGATCAATGCCGCAGCTGCGGGTTGAGCTGTCTGTGCTTTTTGCTTGAACTGTGTCTGTGCCTTGGCACGTTGCTCAGGCGACGGCTTGCCTCGAGTTGCACTGCCTGCTGCAGCTGCTGCACTGGGCACAGCCTGTGTCGTGGCAGTGGCAGGCGGGACCACAGCGGATTGTGTAGATGCTGTTGTGGGTTTGGCAACAGTGGGCTCTATGCGACCACCCGCAGCTGCAGTTTTGGCCGTGGGTTTGGCCGTGGTCTTTGCAGCAGTAGGCAATTCCAGACCATACTTGGCAAATACAGATTTGATCTGTTCGTCCGTATATCCAGCCTTCTTCTGTGCAATGTATAGGTCATCAACACTCACACCATTGGCTTCAAACAAACGCGCTAGGCCGGCGCCAAGAACCATGCTTTCATATTTCCTGCTGTTGTTATAGGTGCCTGTGATATCTCTTGCCTCTTCAAAATCACCTGTAACTGAGCGCGGAGCTTTAGCAGCAGCTGGTGCCGAGTACCCAAAATTATATGGTTGTGTTAATTCTTGGCGCTGGGGTACTGCAGGTGCAGCAGCAGGTGCAGCAGCAGCAGGTGCAGCAGCAGCAGGTGCAGCAGCAGGTGCAGCAGCAGGTGCAGCAGCAGGTGCAGCTCCAATATCACCTATAACTGGGCTACCTCTAATACCAGCTGGTGCAAAAGCAGGTGCAGCATCACCGGTCATCTGTGCTTTCATGTTAGTTACTGCTTGTATATCTTGGTCAAAGCCCTTGGCAGCCTCTGGATTGTACAGTTTGACAAATTCTTGCTCAATTGCCGCTGCCGGTCCTGTGATCTGTCCGCCATGAGCTCTTGCTGCTTCACCCGTTGCCAACAGGTCAAGCTGACTTTTGGCTACGCCAAATCTGTCCATACCTTGTGTCAGTTCTCGGATGGCAGCTTGATAGCTGTTGTAGTCATGAATCTTGCCATCTTTGGCCATTTGATGCAGTTGGTCCAACGCATCATGGACGTTTTTATGGTGTTGAGCATTGGCCACAGGTGCATGATCACTGGTGTTGCTCATCATTGAATGTCCAATGGTTCCAGCCATGCTGGCCAATGTGCCGCCAATCAGTCCGCCTGCCAGACCCATGCCAGCAGATTTGGCCGCAGATTTGGCCGCATCTTTCCAGCTTTTGCCACTCATCTTGGCTCTGGCCATGCCAACCAACCCGCCTATGGCAGCACCGGTTACCTGCGGAGGAACACCCGTCATGGCCAGTCCTGCACCAACTGCACCAGACACAGCAGTCAGGGCCAGACTCTGCAGAGTGGGGTTCTTGACGGCATCTTTGGCCAGCTGCAGCAGTTGCCCTTTGGCAGCTGCATCCTGTACAGACTGCAATGCAGTTTTGATCTTGTCCTTAAAGCCTTTGACAGGTTTGCTGGTATCAGCATCAGGCAGTTTGCTGAAGAATTGACGCTGCAGTTCTGGCGGTATCACATCATCCAGTGAAGCTGTGTTTGGCTGCCCGCTGGGCTTTATAGCAGCAAAATCTGCCATGACTTTGGCATGTGTATCTGGATCTATCACTGCCGAAGCTTCAACTAGACTCCAACGACTCTCTAGCAGTCGTCGATGGTGATGTGCTGCAAACGGTTTGACAAAGTCGCGCTGCATTTCGGAGAGCAGCTTGCGAGTATGCTGATCAGTACCATGCACAAATGACTCAAACAATGAGTCTCTGAATTCAATTGGTTTCATGTGAGCCTCGATAGTTGATTGATCGCCGTGGTCAGGGCTGTGATTGTTGCACTAGCAGCAGGTTGAGCACCTGCAGCTGCCTGGGGTTGCGCTGCAGCAGGTTGCGTTGCTTGAGCACGCTGGGCCTGTGGACCCTGTGCAGTGCTGGCCTGTGGACCCTGTGCAGTGCTGGCCTGTGGACCCTGTGTGCCAGTGCCCTCGTCACCAAACTCATTTATCTCCATTTGGCGAATGGCTGCAACACTGATCAGTTTGTCCAGCAGTACTTCTGCTATTTTGCCGTTGCTAACTCCCCAGACCGACCCCAATGTGGCATCCTCATCTGTGAGATCCGATATCTTGAGTCCCGGCGGAGTCTTCATGCCTAGAAGTCTGGGATTCTTGACCACACTGTTTAGAATACGCTGTATCTCTTCAGGCGGTAACTGCATCTTGGTTCGCATGTAATTGATCAGTGCGCGGGCCGGCATGTCATGTAAAGTGGCACTGCGTATAGGATTGTCATTGCTGTCCTTGTAGCGTCCAGCCAATTGCAAAATCACAGCTATGTGACGCTGCACAAATTTGGCCATTTCCTGCTCACCGCCAGCAGCAGCTCTGTCGGCCGGTGGCACCACACCAACCAAATACTTGCGCAGTCCTGCCCAGACCTCTTCAAGAGGTTGTTGATCCCAAGCCGCGTATTCATTTGCCCTCATCTGCAGTTTTCCTTTAATTCTTTGATCTTTCTGGTAAACTTGCGATGATCCTCAGTGGCAATGCTGCGATGCAGACGTTTGACAAGATCCTGTGCTTCCTCTTCACTGTAGCTTTCGCGTATCAGTTGTACGAGATTTATAGCGCTGGCTATGATATGACTGGCGCGGCTCTCAATCACAGTGTGTTTGCTCTTGGCAGGGACAAACCTGTCAAGCTCGTCCAGGAAGCTGCCGATCTTATGTACCATGGGGACCCTCGTGATATCAGGGTTATTTAGCGGTGGCCACAGTCAGTGGCCACTGGCATAAATATGCTTTGGTAATAGGAGGACAGGGCTATGAACATCACACTGCAGTCAGATGCCATGCGCGAGCTGATGCAGCGTCTGGCCAATTTGTCAGAAGCAGATGCCAATCAAAGCATAGTTGACGCACCGCCAGAGGCTGCCAACGCAGTGCCCGCTGCAGCCACTGCAGCCAACAGCACTGTGCAGCCTGCTGCAGCTCCCGAGCCAGGTACAGAAGATCAAACTCAAGACGATGCTGAAATTGACAGCGTGATGACAGAACCTCGTGATCCCAACACAGAAGACAAAGCCAAGATCACTGTGGCCAGCTTGGCTGCAGATCTGGGCATCAAGAACACAGCGCTGTTCAAAACTGCATTCAACAGTCTACGCAGCGGCCAAGAGCCAACCGATGCTGACCAGCTGAAAGAGTTGGCCGCAGCCTTTACCAAGCTGATGAGCACAGACACCAACACTGCACAGAAGGTTGTCAATCGTCTACGCACTATCTACAAGAAGCCTTTGCCTAGCAAGGGCTGAGATCAGCGTCTGATCAACCCAGTCAAGCTGCTGAGCTTGCTCAGACTGGCACTGCTTTCGGCTCTAGCTGCTGCAGGTGTGTCGCTCATGCCAGCTGGTGCCGGATTGGGGTTCTTTCTCCTCAGCATGTTGAACACATCTGCTCCTGCCCCGCCGGCCTGCAGCTGACTCTGTTGTTCCTCATCTAGATCATAAATCTTCAAAGTGTTTTGATCAAACCCCAGATAGACCTTGCTACCCACACCGCTGCTGCTGCGTGTCTTCAAAAACTGTACCTGATACTGACCACGTTCTTTCATAGCTGCACTGGCAAAGATCGAAATCACATTGTCTGCTGTTTGAATCTTGCTGATGCCACCCGAAATCATGCTGTGATCATGTTCCTGTTCCTGCGTGGCACTGCGATTCAGCTGCGAAGCTGTGACACAGACCATGTTGCGTTCCACTGCCAATCCACGCAACTCTTCTGCGACAAACTTGTCTTTGATGAACAGATCGCTGGGGTTGATCTTTTTGTTGTTGGGATACAGCAGATCCAGATAATCCACCACGATCACATCACAGCGCTTCTGCGTTTCAATCTCATAGTTCTTGAGGTAGGCCTTGATGTCGTTCACCGTGCTGCCCTGTGGCAGCTGCCGCACATGCAGCAGCCCGCTCTTGCGCTGTGCTGCCTTGACCTTGAGCTCCACTGTGTCCAAATTGCGAAAGATCTCCTTGCTGCCAACCTCAGTGAGCATGCTGTCCATGCGCATGGATGTGAGCTCTTCACTCAGTTCCAGTGTGATGTATACCACATTCAGACCCTGCTTGACCATGTTCAAGCTCATGTTCTGTAAGAAAAGCGATTTGCCAACGCCCGAACCTGCGGCCCATATAGTGATCTCGCCCCTGTTGATTCCACCATAGAGCTTGTCATCCACGCTCTTCCAACCAGTGGTACACTGACCGTTCTTGTCCTTGATCTTCAGCAGTCTAGATCGCGGATCAGCAAAATAGTCAGTGCCGAGATCGCTCTGCAGGCTGACCAATATGGCTTCCCTGACCAGCTTCTCTACTTCGCCATAGTTTCCCTTGTCTATGAGATCAGCACTGGCCAGCACTGCATCTGCCAGTGCACGGTTTTTGCAGAACTCTTCAATCTCATCCAAGAACGCATCCTGATGTCCAGGACTGATGTCACCTATGTGCACAAACTCCAAACCAGTCTCGGCATTGACCTGTTCTATCTTGGGCAGCACACGATATTCTTCTGCGTGCTTGACCATGTAGCGCACAGCTGGTCGCAGCTTGTTGACAAAATACTTGGGATTGATGATGTTCACACAGCGAGTGAAGATGTCTTCACTGCTCAACAACACATTGATCAACAGGCGTTGCTTGGGTTCATCATAGTCTTTGACCTGTTCCCTATGGTCACTGTTCCATCTATCTGTCATGCCATCTCCTCACTTGAATCTCTGACGTTTAGTGCCAATCTGCAGTGCACTGTTGGTTCGACTTGATATTATTGTGCTCAAAGCCAACAACTTGCCATATCTGCAGCTGGCATCTGCTGCATCTTTGACATCATCCTCCCAGTCAGGAAAGCTCACGCTCCAACCCTGTTGCAGCGCCACATCTATCAGTCCTTGGTTCTGCTTTTGTCTGTCAGGCATGACTATGATCTCACGATCCGCGCTGTGTAGCCATTGCAGCTGCTGCCTGCTGATTTCGCTGCCCAACACAGCCACAGCATCAATGGCTATGGCATCAAATGCCCCTTCCACAACAATCACAAATCTGCGACTGCCTTTGGTCAGAGCATCGCAATTGAACAGATAGCCCGGCTGTATGTCACTGTTGTAGTAGCGCGGCGTACCACTGGGCGGTTTGCCTGCATATCTCGCAGTCCAGCCCACTATCTTGTCGCGATGAAAAAAAGGTATGATGATGCGTTGGTCCAGATTCCACTTGGTGTTGGCAGTCCAGTAGTAGTCCCAGCCCTGTGCCACTGCTGTGCCCCGACTGAACAGATACTGCATGCAATTGGCAAACTGCGGAGACATGACAGGGTCTTGCAAGATCATTTCACAGGGTCGTGCATCTTCTGGCAGACTCACAGCTTGAAAATCTCTGACAAAGTCCAATTCAGAATTGGCCTGTGGTGCGGTGACTCCCAGTAGGCGGTTCTGCAAGATCTCCAGCTTGATGCGTCGCACGTCTTCATCAGGCATACCCAACCAAGACATGAGATTCTCAAAGTTTCTGCTGATGTTCACTGTGTCAAACACAGTTTTGAAACCACAGTTGTAGCAGTTGTATGCTATGTGACCATCCGACAACAGCAGCAAGTTGCCTCGCATGCGTGTGTCACGACCATGACCGCGATGATGGCAGCAGGGTGCATTGAACATCTGCCAGCCACGAGCACTGGAGCGGCGACGCTGCGGCAAATGCTCTGCCAAGAGTTGATGCATGAGGCTCATGCCAAATTATATAGTCTAGTGACAGTTTGTATAGCGATGACAGCTGAGATCAGTTTTTGTACAGCACGTAGTTCAACAGACCATCCTCAACTACCAATTGTGCCACCGCGTCCACACTGCTGGGATAGTATTCACCGCCCGCGCCAGCCAAGGGGCTCCAAACAGGTATGTAGCCAAAACGCACCCAGTAGGCGTTGAGTTCAAAATTAAACAGCGTGGGACCAGGTCCTTGGTTGTTGCTGCTGTCAAAGGTATAGCTGGGATCTGGACCCGGCTGCAGCGGCACAAAGAACCACTCGCTGGGCATGGGGCTGTTGTTGGTGAGGCTGGCCTGCACCCAGAACTGGCCAAGAAAGCGTGTTTGGTACACGGCCACAGTGTGCGTGCCGTTGGCACGCTGTGTCTGTGCATCGCCTGGATAGGCCCCAGTGACAAACATAATGTCTTCGGCATTGCCAATGGGTGTGGCTGTGAACTGTGCAGCATCTATGTGTGTGGCCGGCACCATGGTATTGAGCACACCATCAAACAATTCAAACACACCCATGCCTTTTTGGTTGATGTCTGTGTAATACAGCTGGCTAATGCCATTGACATTGGTATTTTGTATGCTGTAGTTGTAGTATCCAGCCTGAAGATCTTCCACTTCTCCTGGATCCAATGTCAGACGTGCTTTGCCCTGTATGGCCACAGTGATGTCCACAATCTTGGTCAAAACAATTTCATTGGTCAGCTGACTCTGTATGGTGGCCTGCAGTGTCACTCCCACAAGATTTATTGGCCGGCGTTCATTGTTGCGTATGACAAAATCTATGGTATTGGTCACTCCTTTGTAGAGTTTGGTATCATAAATGGTCATGGGCCAATTCACCAGTTGTGGGTTGTTCTGGAACTGCAGCAGCTCCACGTATTCCTTGAAGCTGTAGAGGAAAACCGTTGGCATGTGTTCCTGTCATTTTGTTCCATCAGCGTGTGGCCTATTTATGGTTGCGAGCGTAATGCTGTTTTCCTTCAGGTAACAGATGGATAGCCAGTTGACCAAAATAATTGAAGAAATATCAACACAACACCCCACAACTGGTATAAATACAAGCAGTGGTAGCAAGAGAGCAATCTCGAGATACCTGGGAAGCTGTGGGTCTTTAGACCAACAGTACTT